ACCAGTGAGCTTGCTTAGTTCATCTAATTCTACAGCATATCTAGCAGCGCCGGCTGCCAGCATTTCATTGCTTTTTCCTTGACTAAGACCCATTCTAGTTTGGCGTGCAATATAACTAGCAGTAGTTTCGCCAATTTCGTCAATTCCGTATCCAAGTCGCTGTAGTCCTTGACCAAACTGCTTTTGTACCATCCCGGCCGTACGACTAAACTTTTCTGCTCCTTCGCCTACACTTCCTGCAAAATTTGATAAAGCAGCAGAGTTAGCTGCAATAGTTTTTGTATAGGACTTCAACTGCATTCCAGATTCTAGGAATTGCTGTTGCAAGCCTGTCATTCCACTGGCTGTTAATCCACCTACTTTAGCTATGTCGTGAAAAGCATCAGTTGCATTTTGCAACTGATTGATCATAAACTTGCTGGCTTCGGCTGCTGCTTTTACCGCTCCTCCGAGGAAAGGAACAGTTGAAAATGCTGCTGCGGCAGCATCAATAATAGGAGTTAGTGTTCTGAACCCAGTTTCAGCTTCGCCTAGACTTTTGGCCATGCCCCCGAGACTTTTTACAGTAGCACTGGCGCTTTTTAATAGTGCAGCTGGTAGTTCGTCCCCAGCTTTCTTTAAATTTTTACCAAAAGAATCAACACTGACTTCCATGCGTTTGAACTGACCAGACATGTAGCCAGTGTTTCTGGCCAAGGCTATCATTTCTTCGTTGCTGAGCTCGATGCCAGCTCGCATCTTGTCAAACAGTGCTTGAATTTCGTTTTCGGTCATATGTCCAGGCTATAAGTATAGTGATATTTATGGCGAGAACAAATGACAGAAACTACTAACCCACTCAAGCAATATTTTCGACAACCGTCGATCTATGCCAAACTACCCAGTCAGGGTAAATTCTGGCCACAGGGCACAGTGATAATTCCAGCCAACGGAGAATTACCAATTTATCCCATGACTGCTGTAGACGAAATTACCACACGCACCCCAGATGCCCTGTTCAACGGCACTGCGGTGATTAGAATTTTTGAAAGCTGTGTGCCCAGTGTCAAAGATGCCTGGTCTATGCCCAGTATTGATGTGGATACCTTGCTGGTAGCTGTGCGTATTGCCACCTACGGACACAACATGGATGTCAACACTGCCTGTCCCAACTGCGATGCTCGTAACGAATATCAGTTGGATCTAAGAAATGTATTGGAAAACATCAAAGTTCCCGATTACGAAACCAGTCTAGACGTTCAAGGATTGAAATTTTTCTTCCGGCCACTCAGCTATTTGCAAATGAATGAAAACAATCAGTTGCAATTTGAAGATCAAAAGGCCATGCAGTCAGTGAGCGATGCCGATATCAATGACAAAGAAAAAATGAAACTGCTGGGTGAGTCATTTTTGAGAATCACTGCACTTACAATAAAAAGCATTGCCCAAAGCATCAGCGCCATACGCACTGCGGATGCTGTGGTCACAGATACCAAACATATTTTAGAGTTTTTACAAAATTGCGATCGCAAGGCATTTGGGATTGTGAGAGATCATATTATCAAACTCAAACAAGAATCCGAAACTGCACCGTTGAAAATCACCTGTGCCGAATGTTCAACCGGGTTTGATCAACCGTTTACCTTGGACATGTCAAATTTTTTCGCAACCAACTCTTAAACTCTAACTCTGAGCAAATTACTAAACTGGTAGAAATGCTGGATAAGGAATGCGAAGGGTTTAAAGAAGAAGCTCTAAGACTCAGTTGGTACATGCGAGGCGGTCTCACTTATGATCAAGCAATGGGACTTTCACCTCAAGAGCGCAAGTTAGTAAATGCATTAATCAAAGAAAATTTAGAAACTACCAAGAAGTCAGGACTGCCTTTTTATTGATATGAATTTTGAACAAGCAAAAATAGATATTGAACAGTGGATTGTTGACTTTGTTGAAAAGCCCAACCCCTTGCTGAACAACTGGGCACCATGCCCGTATGCCAGACAAGCCAGACTCAATCAGCAGGTTGATATTAGGACAGGTTGTTACAACCCCATAGACGATGTAAAACAAGCGGACATGGGCAAATATGATGTTGTAGCCTATGTGTACGCACGTGAACGCTGGTCAGCAGATGAGTTCAATGAACTGGTAGAAACTGCAAACGTATCTTATCTGGCGCAGCGAGGTCTAATAGCCTTAGCTGATCACCCTGACGATGTAGAAACTGTAGCAGGTGTGGTCATGAACCAAGGCACTTATGCTATTGTATTTGTACAAGACCTGGCCAAACTCAATCACTTTGCTCAAATACTGGGTAAGAAAGATTTTTACAAGGACTGGCCTGAAGAGTATCTCACTGTGCTGTTCGCCGGCCGGATTGATCCAAGACTATGACATACGAGTATGCCCGAATAGACTTAGCTAAAACTACATATCAAGCCACCGTGGCCTGGCAGTATCTTCAAGATCCCAACATAGCACAACTCAATGACATCTACAGAACATACTGTATCTACCGACATTTTGGGTCAGTAATGCCTATATTTGACAGTCAGTATCGTGACCCTGACACAGATGTCATCGGCTATTACGATGCAGAACGGCTAGTGGCGTTCTCATTGATCAAACGCTACGATAATGAAAATGCATTATGCGCTCAGTTTGCATGGACGTACAGCAAACCTAAACTGAGATTAGGAATAGAAAGTTTAAAAACAGAATGTGCTATCTACAGAGAACGCGGGTTTAGATACTTGTACTTGGATCAAGCACACTTGTACAAACAAGGCTTTGAAGGCTTTGAACTACTGGGACCTATGGAATAACTATGGACATTTACACAATTTGGGCAAACAAAGAAGGCGACATTTCTGATTTGGAATGGGTTAACGGAATGAAGAGTTTCTTTGATCATTTAATCAGCGAAGGCAAAATGGAGTCATATAGGATTACTCGTTGCAAAATGGGATTCCGTAGTATTGCTGATATGCCCGAATTTATGATTTTAATGGAATTCAAAGGCATGGCTCAATTGGATGAGGCCTTCAAGCGGGTAGCACCACTTGAGGGTGACTTAGAAGTAAAGCACAAGTCATTTAATCAGTTTGTGGATTGCTCAACGATCCAACATGCGCTATTCAGGGATTTTCCAGATGAGTTATAAGATGAACTGCGTTCATCTGTTCCTTTCGCTTGCGCTCAGTAACACTATTTCTTAATCAAGTAGTAGAAGAAAGCAGTTGTAAGTATCTCATCTAGAACTACGATCCACACTTAGCCCACACAGGGCTAAGAAAAAAATCATACCTCATCTGAGTCTGACTTCACCACACTAACGTTAGAGCATTACAGAGGCGGTTGTCCTGTACCTCGAGCTCCGTCTTATACAACGGCAATTTATACACATACGTAGTCATATGCATAAACCTGGGAATTCACTGTCCCTCTTTTTGCTTTGTTTTATCTTTTCAAACAATCAAACCGCAGCAGTTCGCGATCTTCGTCCTGTTAAGGATAGTGATTGAGTGCTTCTTGCAGCGAGAAGACTTCCATCCCTGAGACTCGCGTCCAGGTTTAGGGCACCCGAAGTTAACTGGTGCTAGTCGTTACTGCCGATCGTTGCCTATAGAGTTGGTGGTACTGCTGATTTAAATTTTATTTTTTATATGTGATCCATGTACACGCACTTGAATGTGACCATTGTAGTAGTCATCTGATTCCAGTACACGCCTGCTGAATTGTTCGCGGGCTTCTATGTACGAGCATTCGGATTTTGATTTACAGTAGTATAATATTTCGCGTCGGAAATTGTCTGTACCAAGTGTGTTGATATCTTCTGTGAGATTGGGAGAGCTGCCGTAGTATTGTTGCCAGTCTGAGTTGATTTTACTTCGAATTTTTTTACGTTTTTTAGTGCCATTCTTTAATTTTACTACTTTATATGAGGTCTTAGCAAACTTTGCGAGCTTCTTGCCCACGTACATCTTGCCGGTTGTAATATTAGTGATCAAGTAGACAAACCCAACTGCATCTTCGGGTAATTCTGTAATCTCTTGTCCGCTATAATACCAAGTCATATACCTATAGTTATGACAATCTCTAAACAGGCATGCAATTATGCTATGTCAATATCGGTATTATAACTTGTGAATCCACTTTCTTTAACTACCTTTAGAATATTTTCTACACGTCCGGCCAGTTCGTCTCTGTGGCTTACAAGCCAAATTGATTTGTGTCGTTCGCGGCTCATTTGTTTCAGTAGGGCCAGAGCCGACTCAACACCTTGTGTGTCCAGGCCGTTGTCAATCATCTCATCAATGAACAGCAAATTTATGGGTTGATACAAACTTTCAAACACATCACGGAATGCCCACGACATGGATAGAATAAGTCTGTTGCGTTCTCCTCGACTCAGGTTATCAAAGTCCAGTTCACGTCCCAACTCTTCGATACTGACTGTGAGGTCGTTTTGAAATACCACTGTATGCGGCAATCCAATGCGATCCAGGTAGTGTGTTAGCCTGCTGTTCAGATAACTTAAATTTTGTTCAATAATCTTCTTGCGTATGAAACTGTCTTTGCTGGTCAGCAGCTTGAGCAAGAACTCTTGATGCTCTTGTAATCTAGACAGTTCGTTCATGTGATCGTAACTGACTTCTTGCAGTGCCTTCTGTTGCATGTCAACAATTTGATCTGAATAAGGATTGTGCTCGTCCATCTTGGCAGTGATCTGTTGACGCAGGTTGTTTATACTAGAGTTGTGTTCAACTGCGTCAGATTCTTTATCGTAGAACACTGATGGTTGTGGACCTGGTTCGCCCAGATCTTCCAGTTCGTTTTCCAACTCCATTATGCCAACGCCCAGCAAGTCAACTTCAACACAGGCTGTGTCAAACTCATTTTGTTTGGCAGCAACAATGGTTTCGTGATCGACGTCATGCAGATCTTGCCCGCAGGAATGACACTTGTGATCTGCCAACGCATTTACTTCTGCCAACAACTTGTCAGAAGCTTTCATTTCTCGTGCTTGATCTAGCCTAGCTCTGGCTAGAGTTTTTTGTATATCAGCACGTTCTTTAACTAGATTGTTATACTCTATCAAGGACTTGTGAGCTGCAAGTTCTGCATTAATATCAATCTTAGATAATTCATCCAGGGCAGATTGTAGCTTACTGAGATCTTCGTAAAATTTATTATCCCACATTCGTTGACGTTGTTTTAGACTTTCAATTTGTTCTTCAATTCGTTTATTGGCTTCTTGCACAGCACGAATACGAAATTCTTCTTGACTGATTGAGTCTTTTGTTGATTTGTTTAGATCTTTGATTTTGTCAGCACGTTCACTCAACATGGTAATGCCCAGCAACTGCTCGATAATAGTACGCTGGTCGTTGGCTTTCAAACTCAAGAACGGTTCAGTGTAGGTGTTCAAGGCCAAGATATGTTTGAACATGTCGTGACTGAGACCTAATGTGCGTTCAATAGTGCCTTGTGTTTCTCTGCTGTCGCCTTGTGCATCGTCGATAATTTCTTGTTCGTGACTGTTGACATAAAATTTAAGTATATTGGGTTTGCGACCACGCTCAATTCGATAGTCTTGCCCAGCTACAGCAAAATCTAAACTGACCATCATGTTTTTACCATTGGTCTTGTTTACCAAATTATCTTTTCTGATATTGCTCAGTGCTGTACCGTACAAGGCATAGCTGAGTGCATTGATAATTGTGGTTTTGCCTGTGCCGTTTCTGCTGCCATCGCCACCCAGGTCCAAGTTTTCGCCTAACACCAGGGTTAGGTCTCGTCGATCAAAGTCAATGCCTTGTGTGGCATTGCCTACGCTCATGAAATTTCGTACTGAGAGATTTTTAATTTGAATCAATCGTTGACTCCGTATTTGTTTAACATTATAACAATTTCTTTTGTATTTGTAAACCAGTTGCTGTAGTCATTGTGCGGGACTTCAAAATCAAATTCCAACCAAATGTAATAGTAAATTACGGATTGTGTCCAGGTATCTTCAATATGACTGATGTCAGAATCCTCATTGTTTTTTACATTATCAATTATTTGTTGAGCAACAGAAATTGGTTCTAGATATGTATGATTGGTATGATTCCATTTGGTCCATAACTGTTGAAAGTTGCCAGTTTTGATATTCAAGGACTGGAGACAATTTTTAAACTGATCGTAAGACAACATGCTGTTGATATCAACATACTTGTAGTTGTCGTTGATTCTCCATGCTGATCTCAGAGCATGGTCTCTCAGGAACAAAAAATATTTTTCCCGTCTGGCCCAGATGTCATTGCAAGTCCACACGTCATCCAGCGTAATTTCTTCCGGCATTTCTTTGTTCATGGCCTTCTCGATCATAGTTCGGGCCACAATAGGCCAAGTACGATCACAATAGCAAATTTTTATTACTGTGGGATTGGTAAAAAATTTTAGAAATTCAGTTGATTCGTCGTTGATGCCATTGTCAATTAATACTGAATAATGGCTCACCTTGCAAAAATCAAAATTGTAGTGCGTGGGATTTTTTAAATATTTCGGCGCTACCAGTTGCAAACTATGACTGTTGCCGTTTTTACTAAACTGGTAATCTTGATATTCAGGACGTACAAAGTTACAGCCGTGCAAGGTCAACACAGCATTGACAAAATGTCCAAATCCCCCACTGGGATACCAAACACAATATATCATAAGTTCTGATAAATTTTCAACAAGAGCTTGGTGTCGTAGAATTCGCTTTCAATAGCAGTGATTTGATCTGTTACAATTTGGTCCACACTTTCAAACTTGATCTCACCTGGAGACATGTCGGTGTCTACTGTGGATGATTTGTTGGGCATCAAGGCCATTTCTCTAAGCCCGTGGTCTCGAACAAAAGTTTCTTTGATAAAGTTGGCCTCTTCGTAAGAAATTTCAATATCCAACTGAACACGCACATGCATACCAGGACTCAGTAGATTTTTAGCATTATCGATTACTTGGCTCAATCCGTATACTCTGTAGCGCGGCTGGTCTGGCCATGAATGATATTCGGGTTCAGACCCCCAGTCTAGTAGCATCATGCCACGAGCATCGTCTCCGGCATCGGCAAAGTTATGCGGAAAGCAGTTGCCGATATAGTTCACGTTGCGTTTGTTCTGCCGCAGATGAAAGTGTCCACTGAAGACCTTTTCGAAGTTGCCAAAGTTATCAACACGAAGCTCACCGTGATCTGGCATCTCTACCATGGCATTCATTTTGAAATGCGGAAGTTCAAAGTGTCCAAACATGTACTTGGCTGACATCTTGTGTATACGCTTGTAATCGTCTCTCACTAGCCAGGGTGCAATAATCACATCACCTGACTGAAACCAATCGTTGCAGATGTGCATGTTGGGCAAGTGTTGTGCCCACTCAACACCGTGGATGTCACGGCGGTCTCTATAATAGAGATCGTGGTTGCCAGGAATAAAATAAAATTGATCAAACGCAGCTGACAGTTTTTCCAAAGCACGTAGGCTGAACTGCAAGGTCTGTAGATTAATGCTGGCACGATGATTGTGCCAGTCTCCTAGAAACATTCCAGTTTCACAACCGTTTTCGCGAGCAGTGGCAATAAACCAATCTACAAAAGCTTCGCAATCGCGATTGTGTGTCAGGCTGTTGCTCTTTAGCCCCCAGTGTATATCGGTAAAGACTGCTGCTTTTTGAAACAAGTTACTCATGGCTTCCTTATTGTTAGATCACAAGAATAGTTACAAGTATATACGGCTGCTCGGGCAAAGTCAAACTATTTGGCGTCTTCCTCTGGCAAGTTGTATTC